GGTAAAACAACCCAAATACTGACTATCTCAGACTAACCATCAAAAATTCCTAACACAACCTCCTTCGGCAAAAGGATGGAAGGGTCATAACTCATAATAATTTGGACTAGTCTAGGATACCAGGTCGATTTGCAATATAGTAATTGATATGATCTAAGAGTGTCAACAGCGAGTTCATCTTCGAGGTACAAAAGCTTGCAAAGATGTTTTGAGCCATAAACTGGCTCGAACATAGAATTGCCCCATTTGAAACCACAAAACTCATTGCGCTCACAACCCTTAATAATAAAACCGAACTTCTCAAAAAGCGCGAGTTTATTAGCAGACAAAGGAACTTGTCTCATCGTATCATCACCCATAGCGGTCACCTCAGAAAGAGGTTCTCCAGCTTCAAATGATAACGTGAAATCAAGCAACAGCTGCATCATAGTATTACCCAAAATCGTCAAAAACGACCCAGATTTCATCAGCCCAGAGACTAGTTGTTTGAATCGAAAACCGTTCGAACAAACGAACGTTGGATCAACAAACAACGAGGAAAATCGCCATCGTGCAAGATCGGCCCATGTTCCAAAAGCAGACTCAGAATCAGTCACCAAATTGATTCTGATCACCTCCAAAAAGTCTTCAATGAGCCACAAAGGAACTGTATAGTCCCATGCAGTCATATCATACCCATAGCACTGATAAGGAAGAAGTCGCCAACCACCATACAAAGGAGTCCAACCTATCATTGAACCTCCAATCTGATAATTGGTTAGAACTTTATCAAAGAATGGACCGAAAATCATCCTATCAATGAGTGAATCAATCAAAGAAACAGATGAAATCAGTCTAAATCTTCCTTCTTCTATCTTAGCCATTTTATGGGGCTCCTGCTTTATAAACAACCTAATGGGATCAGCCGTTTTATTCTCTAACTTGTCAATCACACATTGATAGATAAATTCAAATCTATCTTCGCGCAATTCACCTTTCGAGAACAGAAGATCACCATTAGTTGGCGCAATCCTCATGAGAGGAAGGCCAGGGCTGGCTCGTCGGTCAACATGCTCCAAGATTTCACGTCTCAGTTGGTCCCGACTGAACCAATCTGAGGGCATCGTGAAACCCAATCCAAGAAATTTTCGTCCAAAAGCTCTAATGGCATCTACCCTTGACTGGTAGATTGGCTTTGGCCTGCACCTGTCACAGACGACGTATTTGTCGTAGTGGACGAAGGTACTCTTGACCTCAGCTGCGCCATTGCGCGTTGGATACGAGTAATTTCGGCAGCTTGCCTTCTCGTCTTCTCCAAAGATTGTTGCAATCTTCGCGTTAA